GCGCAGGCCTGTGCCGAGGCCTTCCTCTCCGAGTGGGCCGGCGGCATAGGTGAGCTCTTGGAGCTTCTGGGTACTGATGCCGAGCCGCTCCGACATGAGGCGAACGCTCTCGGCCGCGTCGACGGTGCCGCTCACGATAGACTTGATGCCCGAGGCGATCTTGCCAGCGGCGAAGATGCCCACAAGAGTAGTGGCGGCCTTTTTGAGTCCGCCGAGGGCCGCGTCAGCCTTGTCGAAATCGCTCTGGTTGAAGTCGAGGCCGAGTTTGGCAACCAACTCTTTGACTAACATTTGCCACCTCCGGCCCTCTCAAAGTCAGCAGCGATCTGCAGATCGAGCGCTTCGTTCGCGTCCAGCAAATCCACCACCGACCACCATCGCTCTATCTCCTCCAAGCTCGCGACCCTGTTGACCACGAGCCGCCAAACAGGCCAGGTCAGGTGCTCGGGGATCCGGACGGTAGACCTGGCAGTACTTGGGACGCTGACGCGAGGCCGGTCTTTAGGGCCGGCAAGCCGTCGAAAAAACTCTCGAAGTTCACTTTCAACGCGAACCAGAGCCACTGCACGAGTGCCCCATACCGCGCCGCGAAATGATCGTCGAAGTGGACCCTGAGGGGCGCACCGGCGTCACCAAAGCCTGGGCCGAAGATGTTGGTCGTGCCGGCCAGCTCGCTGACGATCTCCTGGATCCTTGGCGAACTGAGGTTACCGGCGAGAGCTGCTGCCGCGCGCTCGAGCATGGCGCCGTCGATGTTGGCCGCAAAGGCGACCTTGAGCCCCTTGGAGAGATCCAGCGAGCCGGTGGCCGCCCCGATCGACGGCAGGACTATCTTGGCGAGCTCGGAGGCCATGCGCAGCCCGGCGCCGGCGGCAAGCTGCATCACGTCGTAGGTGAAACCGTCAATGGGCTGGGATTTGAGCGCCTGACGAGCCACAGATCACCTCCTACGGATTGCCGCCCTCGAACATGCTCAGCTTGGCGCATTCGAGTTTCCACTCGCGCGGCCCAACTTCTTTCGCCCATTCGCTGTCCGTCGGTTTCACGATCCACGCGCTCTTCGCCTGGTGAAGCGTGAAACCGAGAAGATCCTTCATGAGAAACGGGAACACACTCACGCCGTTCGGGGCGAGTTCGTCAGCAGCCAGAGCCGTCGCCAGCCAGAGGTTGCTGGCGGAAGTCTGCATGAGAGTGAGGACCACCTCACCCATTTTGTTCGCGTTGCGCGTGCGTGTAACTTCGCCATCCACCCCGCACTTTCCGGTGAAGGAATCCTCTTTGCGCGAGACCTTGATGAAGGTGCCGTCTGCGTAGCCCTTGATCTCGTGCGTGCCGAAAATGACCACAACTTGGTCAGGGGCGTAAATCTTGGGGTCGCTCATGGCTCAATTCCTCTCGGTGTTGCACCGCTTAGTTGGTCAGGGTTCCGGTCATCTGCGTTATGCGGACGGCGGCAGCAAATCGCGCCGAAAAACGAACCCCCGTCAATTTCCGGAGCGCTCGATCTGCCTCAGGAACGTCCATGGCCTTGGGCACAAAGACGACGAATGGTGGATCCGTGGCATACCCGCCGTTGTCGACGCCTTGCTGGAGGACGCCACGAATCATCGAGTCAATCTTCCCAATGCCTCCATCGGTGAATGGGACTTTGCGAGACGCCGCCTTGATCGCGATGTCGCCTTCCTGGAGGCGGGCTCGCGTCCAGTCGGTCAGGATCGTGACATCAATCGGTGAGTCGGCGGCGGTGTTGCCCCAGAATGTCTGGTTTATGCCGGCGAAATTCTCGTAGAAGTTGCCGTGCTTCCCGACGATGCAACCCTTCTCGCTGTCAGTCAGAATAGAGGAATCGACGCCAGCGAGAGTCTTATAGACCCAGTCACTCGACCCTGGGGTGTCCGGGAAGCAGTTCCCGATCCATCCCGCGCCCGCGAACTGATGCGACTTCTGGTGGTACATGCCGGCCGTGCGCGCGTAGGCGGCGGTCTTAACCGTCGTGAGAATGTCAGCCGCGCTCGACGTCTTACAGATAGTGTCGGCGGAGCTGAATACGAACATCTTTTTGTTCGCTTCGACCCAAGCTGCCGCGGCCGCGATTTCGGCGGCATTCTGATGGGTGAGAATCAGGCCGTACCAGTCGGGATCTGCGAGCTGGCAGCTGGCGAGATCGGTTGCGATGCCTGCGTCGGCCGAGACATCCGCGACAGTCCAGAGACCCATGCCGTTGGCGTTGCCGCTGTTGTCGCTGACCTCGTAGAGGAACCAGACCCCAGATGATCCTGTGAGGATCAGCTTCACGTCATCCTCGGTGCAGGTGACGCCGCTCACAGGATCTGCGTCGTACAGCGCCTTGAGGCCCTCCACGATCTCTTTCACCAGCGGCGTCTCGTCGGACGTGAAGTTGTAGGTCTTCGTCGATGTCCGCCCGACTTTCAGCGTGTAGATCTTGGTACTCGCTGCTGCCGGAGTGAGATTGACGATCTGCGCGGGTGCGCTCGTCCGGCGACCGACCTTCCAGCCAACGATGGATGGATCCTGAGACTTGGCGGCGCTGGCTGCCAGGTACTCTGGATCCGTGACAGCAAAGCCGTCGCTCACCATGCCCGTGAGCACGGTGTAGTAGCGCGTCAGCTCGGCGAACTTCGTGTGGTAGCCAAGGATGAGCGGCACCCCGAATCCGGCTTGAGTCACGGATGCCGATTCAACGCTGATGTCCACTTTGCAAACGTCTTCGAGACTCATGGTCAATCTCCGATGATTTCGTGGTCCAGTTGCAGGTCAGGATCGATGGTGCCGAAGTCAGACGTGACCTCGGTCGTCTGGATGTAGCCGGTCTGCTCGGCAATCTCCGAGCCGAGAGCGAAGCGCACGTCCATCGAGTGGCGTGAGAGACGCCGCGCGTTGGCGATCGCCGTGATGTTGGTGATGGGGCCAGCTTCGATGACGCCGAGGCCTGCGGCGAGCAAAGCGGCCAACACCGAGGGCAGGCTCAGGGCTTGTTGTGCAAGCGTGATGTACCCGAGCGCGCCTTCGCCCATCACCTGGCAAGAGACGGTCATGGTGCGGGGTCCAGCGGCCTTGAACTCGATCTCGTGGCCAAGGTCGACGTTGACCCAGGTCTGGTTCGCGTCGACGACGAGCGTGAAGATCTCGCCGGCCTCATTGGTCTCCACGGTGTAATAGGTGCCGTGGTCTGTCGCGGTCACCGGCTGCGACCCGGCAGTGATGGCTGCAACGAGGCCGGCGCAGATCTCAGCGACCGTGGCACCAGCACCGGAGAGGTATGAGTAGGCCGTGCCGTTGATGGTGTCGGTGTAGGTCGTGGCGTCGTGCGCAACCGGCGTTACCTTCACGTTGCCTGCGCGTGTGAGGTCCTCGCTCTGCACGAGCTCATCCATGCCCACCTTGATCGGGCCGCTGATGATGTTCAGGGTGGCGTAGGGATAGCCTGGCTCTGGTGCGTTCTGGTCAGCCCAGATCGCGGTGATGCCCGTGGCGGTCTCGAACCAGTCATGGATCGCGTTCTGGATGGTTGTCCAGTTCATTGCGACACCTTGGTGGCCACTCCACGGTAGAAGCCCGCGACCTCCCAATGCTCGACCGCCCGGATCTCGAAATCCTCGCCGCCGTAGGTGAACGTGTCGCCCTTGGCTCCGCTTGGGGCCTTTGCAGCTCGCAATTCTTCGTAGCTGAGCAGGGTCAGTGCCTCCTCGGAGCGGAGGCCTTCCGGGAGCGCGAGCACGTCCTGTGGCTTGGCCGGGTAGACCGCGATGGGGTCAACCTTCACCTCACTCGTCGCTCCCTCCACGTGCTGGCCGTGTGAGAAGAACCCGGCCTCGTAACGAGTGAGCTCAAGCCCGCCAGGCAGCGCGAAAGAACTGATGATCCCCGAGAGGTTCATGCGGCTTTGACCTCGTAGGTGATCGAGCCGATGAGCTGACCGGTGTCGATGAGCGGCTTGCTCGATTGCTTGGCGCGGATGGTCGACTCGGCAAGTGGCGGATCGATGCCGCGTTGGATCTTGCGCTTCATGTCGGAGGCGACTTTCGTGCCGAAGATCCCGAGCGCCTGATGCAGGCCGAGCTTGCCCTCGAGTACGCGCCGATAGAGTGTCTTCGCGAGGTCGTGGTAGGTCGCGCCGTTTTCGTCGATGGTGGCGCGCACGTAGGAACGCTCGGGAATGTGGCCGTCGAGGGTGCCGAACTCGTGCACGGCCGCGATCTCAA